ATGTTGGATGTTGCCATTTCTAATCGCCCTTATGGTGGATTGCCTGTTGGTAGAATCACCGAAATTACTGGACTAGAACAATCTGGAAAATCATTAGTATCTGCTCACCTCCTTGCTGAAACACAAAAGCAAGGTGGTGTAGCGGTACTCATCGATACCGAAAATGCGGTAAGTAGAGAGTTCTTGGAAGTAATCGGTGTAGATGTATCTAAATTACTATATGTAGCAGCTGAAACTGTGGAACAATGTTTCGCATATACTGAAACCATTATTGAAAAAGTACGAGTTGCATCGAAAGATAAGATGGTTACTATCGTAGTGGATTCAGTTGCAGCAGCATCAACTGAAAAGGAGATGGAAGCTGATTATGGTAAGGATGGATACGCTACGGATAAGGCAATCATCATCTCAAAGGCAATGCGTAAAATCACTAACTTAATTGGTAGACAGAAAATCACTTTGGTTTTCACAAACCAATTAAGACAGAAGATGAACGCAATGCCATTCTCCGACCCTTGGACTACTTCTGGTGGTAAAGCAATCGCTTTCCACGCATCGGTTCGTTTGAGATTGAAGAGTATGGGAACTATTAAGGTGAAAGAAAGTAGTGGTGATAGAATTGTTGGTATCAAAGTAAGGTGTCAGGTTGTTAAAAACCGAATGGGACCACCACTTCGTTCCGCAGATTTCGATATATTCTTCGATAGAGGAATTGATAACTATGGAGCTTGGCTAGCAATGATGAAGGATAACAAAATCCTTACTCAGGGTGGAGCTTGGTACACATATGTGGATATTGAAACTGGTGAAGAATTCAAATTCCAAGCCAAAGATTTTCCTGAATTGATGCAAACCAACAAAGAGTTGGAGGAGCAGATTTACAAAAGAATTTGTGAAGCAACTATTCTACAATACAAAAAAGATTCATTGGATACCGATAATTTGGTAACCGATTCAGAAGTAATTGGAGATTAAAAAATAATAAGTTATGAGTAAATTAGCAAACATGCTACGAACATCTGCGGAAGCAGATAAAGCAAAAGCACTCCTTACATTGGAGTTGTTGGAGAACCATCCAGCCGGAATTGGTGACCATTCTACAAAAGATTTCTACGAAAACGCTGAAGAAGCACTTCAGATGTTGGTAGATGCTGATGATAGATTGGAAGCAATTGATAAATATCTTTCTGGAAACACTGGATTGATTAACGGACATGGTTATACTACAACAACAACATAATGAAAGCACTCTACAAAGATATCCTCAACGAAGTTAGTGAGGAACACAAAACCAATCATCTTCGTGAAAGGAATAGTAGAGTTCTTGTTATTGATGGACTAAATACCTTCATCCGTAGCTGGACAACCAACCCCACAATGAATGAGGATGGTGACCATACGGGTGGAGTTATTGGTTCATTAAAATCAATTGGATTCCAAATCAGAGAATTTAACCCAACAAGAGTTATTGTAACTTTTGATGGTAAAGATGGTTCTAAATCAAGAAAAAAAATCCACGAAGGATACAAAGCTGATAGAGCTAAAAACCGATTTCGAGTCAATCGTGCCTATGGGGATATGATGACGGAGGAGGAAGAAAAGTTATCTATGAGGCAGCAATTCGTTTGGTTAAACGATATGTTGGATTATCTACCAGTTCAAACAATGATTTATGATGGGATTGAAGCAGATGACACTATTGCATATCTTACACAACATACTCAATATGAGTTAGATGGTGAGGTGGTTATTGTATCAACTGATAAAGATTTCCTACAATTAGTTTCTGATAAAGTTAGTGTTTTTTCACCAACTAAAAAGAAAATGTATAATAGACAGGTTGTATTTGATGAGTTTGGAATCTGGCCACAAAACCTTCTTTTGTATAGAACTTTGGATGGTGATAAATCCGATAACATACCAGGCATCAAAGGATGTGGTATTAAAACCCTTTTGAAGAGATTTCCTGAGCTTTCGGAAGATAGACTAATCACACATGATGAATTATTCCAATTGTGTGAGGATAAACAGGGAAAGATTAAACTCTATACTGATATCTTAGAAGCAAAAGACCAACTTTTGATGAATAAGAGATTAATGGAGTTAGATGAACCACATATTCCAACTGAAAAGAAACTAAAGATATTAGATAGATTCAGAGAAGATGATGTTGAATTTAACAAACTTGATTTCTTACGAGTTGGGGCAAAATACAAAGTTCTCCAAAATTGGCGGGACATTAACGATTGGTTACAATCAACATTTCACAATATTATTACAAAATAATTTTGATAACTCACAAATTTTTAGTATCTTTGTGAACTCAAATTAAGTTATAGATGCAAGATATAGATACATTATCCAAATACGGACAATCCTTTCAGACGAAGGTGTTATCAACATTGATAACCGATGTCCGTTTATTGGATACACTTAATGAGATTATCCATCCTAAGTTTTTTGAATCCGAATCTAATAAGTGGATTTTAGATGAAATCGTTAATTACTATAACGAATTCAAAAAGCCACCAACTTTAGATGTGTTCAAAGTAGAACTATCTAAGATGGATGATAAGGCATTTCAAAAAAGAATTGTTGACCAACTAAAGTTAGTTTTTACTCAGGTTGGTGATTCGGATTTGGAATATGTTAAAAAAGAGTTTTCTAATTTTTGTATCAATCAGAATATAAAACAAGCAATCGTTCAATCGGTTGATTTATTGAAAGCAGGTTCTTATGATAGAATCAAAGAGTTGGTAGATAAAGCAATGAAAGTTGGTGTAGATACCGAAATGGGACATGATTATGTTCTTGATTTTATGGATAGAACTGAAGAAATCAATCGTAATACTGTACCAACTAATTGGGAATGTATTAACGAATTGATGGATGGTGGATTGGGACCTGGCGAATTGGGGGTAGTGGTAGCACCTTCTGGGGTTGGAAAGACTTGGGTACTATGTGCATTGGGAGCAGCCGCTGTGAAAGCTGGACTTAATGTGGTACACTATTCTTTGGAACTTTCAGAACACTATGTGGGACAGAGATACGATACCGTCTTTACTCAAATTCCATCAGTAGATGTGAAAGATAAGAAAGAAGAGGTATTGGATAAAATCAAACGATTGAAAGGTAAACTTTTAATCAAATACTTCCCACCTAAAGGTGTATCTGCTAAAAAGGTAGAAGCTCACATTGAGAAGATGATTGCAGCTGGTAATAGACCTGATTTAATCATTATCGATTACGCTGACCTTCTACTTTCTCACTCCAACAAATCCGATTCAACTTATGGTGAGCAAGGTGGTGTTTACATTGAGTTGAGAGGTATGAGTGGTGAGTTGAGAATTCCAATTTGGACAGCATCCCAAACCAATCGTTCAGGTATTGATTCTGAAGTTATCGAAGCGGATAAGATTGCAGATTCTTACGCTAAGGTAATGAACGCTGACTTCATTATGAGTGTGAGTAGAAAATCAAAAGATAAGTTGAACAATACTGCCAGATTCCACATTATGAAGAATCGTTTTGGACCAGATGGGATTACCTTCCCATCAAAGATGGATACCAACAAAGGATTCATTGAGGTTTACGATGGTAATTCATCGGATGGAATCATCACACAAAAAGAATCCGCAAATGGAGAAGCTGTTGAGAAAAAACTACTTCACAAAAAGTATGTTGAAAACTTCGGATAAGTATCAAAATTTGTAAAACCTACCAAAAAGAAAAAACCAAAAATTTAACTTTGTAAATGGATTTTTTTTCTCATATATACAATAGTTATAATCACCCAACTTAAAAAAGAGTTGGTAAATCTAATAATTAAAAATAATAAAATTTATGGCAACATCGCAAGAAATTTTCGAACAAATTAAAGAGTTATATACTCAATTTGAGGCAGAGCACAACGGAACTACTAAAGCAGCTAAATCACGTGCTCGTAAGCATATCGGTGAAATGAAAAAATTGGTAACGGATTATAGAAAGGCATCAGTCGAAGAATCTAAATAAGTTATCAACTATGAGCAGATTATTTACCGAAAGAATTCCTTTCAAACCGTTTGAATACCCAGATTACTATACCGAAGGTTGGTTGAAACAAGCACAGGCGTTTTGGTTACATACCGAAATTCCAATGCAAGGTGATGTCAAAGATTGGAACGAACACCTTACTAAAGAAGAAAAGAACTTAGTTGGTAACATTCTTTTGGGATTTGCTCAAACTGAATGTGCTGTATCTGACTATTGGACTACTATGGTAACCAAATGGTTCCCAAAGCATGAGATTAAGCAGATGGCTATGATGTTTGGTTCCCAAGAAACAATCCACGCAACGGCATATTCTTACTTAAACGAAACATTGGGGTTGGATGACTTTTCAGCATTTTTGCATGAACCTGCAATCGCTGAAAAGTTTGAACTCCTAACTCAAACATCCGCAGATTGGACACATGAAGATTTGGATACAAATCCAGAAGCAAGAAAAGAGGTAGCTCGTTCACTTGCAATCTTCTCCGCATTTGCAGAGGGAGTATCTCTCTACTCCTCTTTTGCCGTTCTCTACTCCTTCCAAATGAGAAATCTATTGAAGGGTATCGGACAACAAATGAAGTGGAGTGTAAGGGATGAATCTCTCCATTCCAAAATGGGTTGCCAACTATTCAGAGAAATGTGTAATGAATTTCCTGATTTGAAAGAGGCTAGTAAACAAACTATCGAAGAGGCAGCCAAACTTATTGTAGAATTAGAATCTCGCTTCATTGATAAAATGTTCGAAATGGGTGATTTAGAAAACCTATCAGCATCTGATTTGAAAGAATTTATCAAAGCAAGAACAAATACAAAACTACAAGAACTTGGATACGAAAGTATCTTCGAATACAATAAGAAAAAAGCAGAAAATTTAGAGTGGTTCTATCACCTAACCGGTGGGTTAACTCATACCGATTTCTTCGCTATCAGACCTACTGATTATTCAAAGGCTGGTGAAGGTGAAGATTGGGGTGATTTATTTTGATAATTCAAATATTTTTCGTATCTTTGTGAGATGAATATATTTGAGTATCTTACTGATTCTATTAAAACCGATATAGCACCATCTTCAGTACACGGTATTGGGACATTCGCTTTAAGGGATTTGGAAATTGGTGAAGAGGTTTTTGTTAAGTGGGGTGGTGAATCAAAGGTTTATACTATTAGTGTGGATTCCTTTGAATCACTCCCAACTTATGTTAAAATGATGATATTAAAGTCATACGAAAATAAAGAAGAATATCCATTTATTTGGTTTAGGTTATATAACGATTCATATTTCAATTTGGCTAATCCTTGGGCATATGTAAACACCAAAGAGAAAGATGGAAATGTGGATTCACTAACAAAAAAGGTAATTAAACCAATCAAATCAGGTGAAGAATTATTCGGAACCTATAATTTAGAAAATACAATATTAAAATGACATTTGATAAACTAATTGAAAATGTAAAAGGTTGGGCAGACGATAAGGGTATCCTTAAATCTGAAAACGCTCCCAAACAACTGATGAAAGTAATGGAAGAGTTAGGTGAAACCGCTGGAGCCATTGCAAAGAACAAAGCAACCGATGAAATCCAAGATGGTATTGGTGATACATTCGTAACTCTAATCATTTTGGCTTATCAATTGGGATTGGAACCATCTGAGTGTTTGGAGCATGCTTGGAACGAAATTAAAGATAGAAAAGGAAAAACCGAAAACGGAGTTTTCATTAAAGAAGAAAAAGGACTATAATGGCTAAGAATTACGGAGAAGATTTAGGTTGGGAATTAGGAGTGGATTTCCCAGAATGGGGTAACACAGAAATTTATGTAAAAACAATTTCAAAGGGTTACCTATTACAAGGTGAAAAACCAAAAGATGCATATTGGAGAGTTGCAACTAAAGTGGCTCAACGATTGAACAAACCTCAGATGGCATCAAAATTCTTTGATTACATTTGGAAAGGTTGGTTAAATCTTGCAACACCTGTTCTTTCAAATACCGGAACCGATAGAGGTTTACCTATCTCTTGCTTCGGAATTGATGTAGCTGATTCAATCTTTGATATTGGTGCAAAGAACTTAGAATTGATGTTACTTGCAAAGCATGGTGGTGGTGTTGGTATTGGTATCAACCAAATCAGACCAGCAGGTTCACCAATTACTGGTAATGGTACATCGGATGGTGTAATTCCATTCGCTAAAATATACGATTCAACAATCCTTGCAACAAACCAAGGTTCAGTTCGTAGAGGAGCAGCATCGGTAAACCTAAACATTGACCACAAAGATTTTGAAGAGTGGTTAGAGATTAGAGAACCTAAAGGTGATGTAAACCGCCAATCACTTAACCTACACCAATGTGCGGTAGTGGGTGATAAGTTTATGAGAAAGTTGGAAAATGGGGATGAAGAAGCTCGTAGAAAATGGAGTAAACTTCTTCAGAAGCGTAAGGCAACTGGTGAACCTTATATTATGTACAAAGGCAATGTAAACAAACAAAACCCTGATATGTACAAACATAATGGTTTGAAGGTTCATATGACAAACATTTGTTCTGAGATTACCTTACATACTGATGAATCACATTCATTTGTTTGTTGTTTGAGTTCATTGAACTTAGCAAAATATAACGAATGGAAAGATACTGATTTGGTATATACTGCAACTTGGTTTTTGGATGGTGTTCTTTCTGAATTTATCCAAAAAGCTAAGAACTTAAAAGGATTTGAAAACTCAGTTCGTTCTGCTGAAAAAGGTAGAGCATTGGGATTGGGTGTATTGGGATGGCATACTTACCTACAACAAAATGGTATTCCATTCGAAGGTATGACAGCACAATTTGAAACTCGTAAGATTTTCTCTCAATTGAAGATTGAATCCGAAAGAGCGAGTAGAGATATGGCTTCCGAATATGGGGAACCTTTATGGTGTAGAGATAGTGGGTTCAGAAACACTCACCTTCGTGCAATCGCACCAACGGTATCTAACTCTAAATTGAGTGGTGATGTATCAGCTGGTATCGAACCTTGGGCAGCTAATGTATTTACTGAACAAACCGCAAAAGGAACTTTCATTCGTAAGAATGGTGAGTTGGAAAAAGTACTTAAAAAGATTGGAATCAACACCAAAGAAACTTGGGACAAGATTATGGCTGATGGTGGTTCAATTCAGGATATTGCAGAATTGGATAATTGGTGTTTCCTTAATGGTAAAGTTATTAAGTGTGATGAGATTTCTGAAACCGATTCACAAAAAACATTTACTATTAAGAGTGTATTCAAAACATTCAAAGAAATTAACCAATTAGATTTGGTTAGACAAGCTGGTATTAGACAACAATATATTGACCAATCGGTTTCATTAAATTTGGCATTCCCATCAACGGCATCTCCAAAGTGGATTAACCAAGTATCTATGGAAGCATGGAAGCAAGGTGTAAAGACACTTTACTATATGAGAACCGAATCGGTTTTGAGAGGGGATATTGCAACACAAGCAATGGACCCAGAATGTTTAAGTTGTGATGGATAATTTATAAAAATAAAAAACTATGTTAGAAGTAAAGAAATTTTATGGAACATGGTGCGGGCCTTGTAAAGCATTAGCACCAACTATTGAAAAGTTGAAGCAAGCACATACTGATGTTAGATTCGAAGATATCGATGTTGATGTTGATTTTGAAGCTGCATCTAAATACGGAGTTCGTAGTATTCCATTGGTAGTTATTGAAAAGGATGGACAAGAGGTACAGCGTTTTGCTGGACTTCAATCAGAAATGGCATATAATAACGCAATCAATGAATTGAAAAAGGTAGGATAATGCCAATACTAAGAGGTCAGTCTCATCCGTCATCAAAGTTGACAGATGAGCAGGTTATACAAATAAGAAAGTTATGGAAAATGGGACACCGAAATGTTCGAGTAATGGCTCGAAACAATAAGTGTTCCTCAGCCAATATTCTTAGGATTGTACGAAATGAAACTTGGACACATCTAAATGAATTTTGGTCTGGTAGTTTATGAAAGAAAATAAGATATACTGCGATACATCAAAGTTATCCATTAGACCTATAACTAAATCGGTAGCGAAAGATATCATTGTTAACAACCATTATAGTGGATTGTGGACAAAGGTATCTTACGCTATCGGTTTATTCACTTCAGAGGTTGAAGAACATCCTTTCTTCCAAAATGTAGAAGAAAAACTAATTGGAGTTGCCTGTTATGGAGACCCAATTGGTAGAAGTGCTGGACAATCCATCACTCCCTTATTAGAAAGAACCGAAGTATTGGAACTAACCCGATTATTTGTATTCGATGGGTATGGTTCAAACATTGAGAGTTGGTTCTTATCTCAAACTTTCGATTGGTTAAGAGAAAACGCTTCCCACATCAAAGGACTTATATCGTATTCAGACCCCAAAGTTGGACATAACGGAACAATTTACCAAGCAACTAATTGGTTGTATCAAGGTAACAAATTGAGATTCAACGATAGTTGGGATTTCAGATGGGAAGAAGATGGTGAATGGCATCACGGAAGAACTTCCTATGTGAAGTTTGGGACAAATGACCCGAAAGAAATCCAAAAGATGATATCAACTCCCTTTTGGATAAAGAAATCACCCAGAAAACACCGATATGTGTACATCTTATCAAAGGGTGGTGAACGAAGAAAACTAATTAAAACATTAAAGCACCCAACACTCCCTTATCCAAAGGAAAGTGAAGAATTTGTAGATGAAATCCACAAATTAGAACCAATCAATTTGGATAATTAAAATATTTTTCGTATATTTGTTTATTAAATAGATTGACATGACTGAATCGGAAGAAATCGAAGGAATCCTAATTGAAGCATCAGCATATAACCTCCGTACTGAGGTAATGGAATGGGCTGTAAAGGAATTAAAAGAAAACCCAAAAATGCGGAGAGTTGATGCATATCACTTAGCATTTAATGAGTGGGTAAAATAGATGAAAGAAGAAGGAAAACACTATGTAGATGCAAATAGGGTAAGCGTAGCTCCTATTGCAAAATCTATCGCTAAAGATATGATTATCAAAAAGCACTACACTCATGCTTGGACAGCATGTAGATATGCTTTGGGTATCTATCATCAAATGGATGAAAACGATGTATTTGGTAATGATAAGCAATTAGTTGGAGTAGCAGTATATGGTTTCCCAGTTGGGGCTAAGGCATCCACCTCAGTTTGTGAAGGATTAACCAAAGATAACATCTTAGAACTTACCCGTTTGTATGTAGATGATGGATATGGTTCAAACATCGAAAGTTGTGCAATAGGTAAAACTTTCCAATGGTTAAAAGAAAACGATACCAACATCAAAGTTTTACTTTCTTACGCTAACAACGGACAGGGGCATGTTGGTGGAATCTATAAGGCAACCAATTGGATTTATCAAGGTTTGAACACGGATATTGCGCTCATGCCAAATTGGGGTATCTCTCTATCTAATGACCCATACGATTGGATTCATAGTAGGACAGTTTACAATAATTGGGGTAGTGGTAACTTAGAACATCTACGAAGAGAAATTGGAAAGCAGGGTTATACTGAATTTTGGAGAAGAGAAGAACCACCAAAACATAGATACATTCAGATTCTTGCTCAGAACAAAAAGGAAAAGAAAGATTTGATGAAACGATTAAAGCACCCAATACTTCCTTATCCAAAAGAACTAAACGATTACAATACTGAAATCGTACACCATACAACATACGCACCGGAAGAATCAAACGAAATAAATTTTTGGTAAATCCAAATATTTTTTGTATATTCGTAAAACATTAAAACTCATAAACCATAAAAGATGAAATTAATTGACAAGTTAAAAGAATTTGTAGAGAGTGGTAAAAGACACAAAATCATTACCGCAACCATCTCTGAAATTAGAGAAATCTTCAAACCTAAAGAGGATGTTCCAGCAGTATTTAAGATTCAGTTTTACATCTTTAACTCTGTATGGAATCGTATTCCTAACTTTGGTATTTCTTCTGTATTAGAAGATAAATTGAAATACGCAATCAAAATTGGTAGTGGTATTTCTTCGTATAACCAACTTCCAATTTCTTGGATTGAGGATAGGGTTTTCAAACTTAAAAACTTCCTAATGAAAGATAGGGGACACATCACTACTTTGGTGTGTTGGTTGTATTCGGAGAAGTTTTCAATTACAGCCTTTGAAAAAATTGTTGATAAACTAATCACCGAATACAAAGCAGTTGATGATTGGAAGAAAGATTTTTCAGTTTCACATACTGTTTCCATCTTAGAAGAAGTTCAATCTTACATTGAAGAATCAAAGAACCAACAAAAGAAAGTTGGAACTAAGAAGTCAGACCAGAAACTTTCTATTCAGATGATTTGTGAGAATGTTCCATCATTTGGTGAAACCCTTAATGATTTTGAAGTAAGTATTGAGGTTCGTAGAGAAAGTATCTATGTTCATATGTTGGAGATTTTAGCACTTAATAATACTTTCAATAAATGGATTGAATATCAGAAAGCGTTCCTTGCTTTTGTTGGTAAGGTAATGAGAAAAGATGGGTCTGATAACTACTTTAGAGATATTCTTAATATTGAAGCAATCCGAAACCACATTGATACTCTGAACACATTTGTGGGTAATTCTAAGATTGCAATTTTCTCATCAGCAATCGCTTCTTACAAACGAAAGGTATCCGAATATAGTGAAATCATCCCTATGAGGTTTTTGGGATTACGAAAGTTGACTACCTTTGATAAGAGAGGTTCATATTACTACTCATCAACCGAAAGTAATATTGAAGAACAGTTGATGGCTTTACACACCAATGGTGTTACTGAAGCTGAGGCTAAATTAGAGTTGACAATTATGAATCAAATCGCTGATAATGTGGCTTGGGATTCATATGAAGAGAAACGAAAAGAACTATTGGGTTCACAACCTGATAAGTTAAACACTACCAATTTAGCAGATGCCTCATTGGGTAAAGAAGATTTCGGTATGGCTTGTGTGGATGCTGTAATGGAATTGAGAGCATCTCTACCACATATGGGTGATAGAAAATCGGAAAAACAAATCAACCTATTGGTTACTGATTTTGTAAATGGTTTGATTGCACAAATGGAAGAGGTGGTTGATGATGAAACTCTTTTTAATGTTGGGGCTACTATGGATAACCGATTCCAAAAGTTGATTCTACCAACTTACATCAAACTTAAAGATACATACACATCAGAAACTCCAACCGATAATAAACAAACAATTTACGAAACCCTACTTAACGAACTTAAACCATTCCTAAACGGACAGACTAAGTTCAAAGTAATGAAGTTTACAGCTGAATCTTACAAAGAACCTGAAGTTACTACGATTGACTTTGGAACAAATAAACGAGGTGAAGCTGGTTTGGATTTGGGACAGAGAAAACAAAGTATGGGGTACACCATTCAGAATTGTATTGTTCAGCAAAAACACCACAACCGCTCTGAAAATGATGTTGACCACAATATTTCAAATGTGGATTATTGGAAGTGGTATTCTAAAGCTAACTTTGAGTTGGTTATGAAGAATCAACAACACTTTATCTCAATTGGTGAGTTTAGTGTTTTGGCTGATGCACACACATTAAATAACATTTTTAACGCATAATTTTGCGTTTACTTCCTCTACCATGTATGTATATGTGTAGAAACATTAAAAATAAAATATGAGAGTATTAGTAATACCAAATTACACAAACTTTGGGATGGCAAAGGACATCAATAGGGATTCGTTTCTATTGGTGTTCAAATCCTTTTTAGATAACACACAAATTGGTAAAGAGTGGGAGTGGATTCTACCTTACCCTGATTTGAATAATCATCCGGGTATCATCAATCAGTTTGAATATCCGAATGTTACTTTACTTAAAATGGAAGGGTTAGATTGCTTTCCACCTAAAATGAGGGTAGATTATCCTCATAAAGTATTTGAACGAATTATAGACAAATACAATGGTGAATTTAATCTAATCTGGTCACATTTGCCTGAGTGGACTAACGAATTCAAAATTACCCGTATCTACAACAAAACCCAACCAATCATTGGATATTGCCATTGGTGGGAAATTAAAGATAATGGTGCTAGAGATGATAACTCCTTTTGGAGAAATATCAAAGGTATGTTACAAATGAAAGTTTGTGGTGTGAATTCACAATGGGTAAAAGATTTGGTTATCAAAAGAGCAAGTGAAACATTCCAACCACATATCATTGAGAAGTTGGAAGAGATTATCCAACCTTGGTATTTAGGCTGTGATTCAGCAACACCAACCGGTGAATACGATGATAAAACAATCGTATTTAACCATAGAGAAGGTGTGTACACTGGTTCAGATTGGTTCTTTGAAACTATGGATGAGTTGTGGAAAGAAAGACAAGATTTCAAAGTTTACACTTCACTAAAGGATATGGGTAAACCATATACCAAATACATTGGACATGCTGATAGAGATGTATATTTGAATCAGTTATCCAAAGCACATTTTGGTGTAGGAACTTTTCAAGGTTATTCAGCATGGAGTATGAGTGCAACTGATGGATTGAGTAGAGGTGTTCCATATCTACTACCAAATGATTTTTGTTACCCTGAAATGGTTGGTAAAGATTACCCACTACTTTATAATGGTAAGAAAGAGTTCAAAGAAATGGTTGTAAAATTATTGGATGGTGATATCCAAAGGCCCGATGTAACTCACATTGCAGAATCATTACTATGGGAACATCAACTTAAAAGTTGGAAGATAGAAGAGAACTTTATTAATAACGCAAGAAAATCCTTTGATTAATCGGATATTTTTTGTATCTTTGTAACAAATAAATAATAAATGGCGTATCAAAACTGCTACTATCAGCGAGAGAAGAATTTAGTTCATATTTGGGATGACCGTCAAGGTTATCGTTCATTTCCCTACACCCGTTATGCTTATGAAAAAGCTACTAATGGTGAATACACAACTCTTTATGGTGATAAAGTAACTAAGATTTACAAATACACAAAAGATGATGTAAATTTGTTTGAATCCGATGTACCTGAAACCACACGAGTTTTGGTTGATACCTATACGGATTCAGATTTGCCATCCGAAGGACACGTGATTCTTACATACGATATTGAGTGTGAGATGGAGAGTGGATTACCAAATCCAGAAGAAGCTAAGAATGAATTAACATCCATCGGTTTGCATGATTCCGCTACCAATCAATATTGGGTATTGGTAATGGATAAGAAAGGTGAGATGATTGAAAAGAAAACCGATAAAGCAATCGTAATCCCATTCAAACATGAGGAGGATATGTTGATGAAATATTTGGAGTTGTATGAATACATCAACCCAACTATTGTAACGGGATGGAACATCGATTACTTCGATACTCCTATGTTATACAATCGTATCAAACGATTGTTGGGAGAACGCCATGCAAATCGTTTATCACCAATTGGTGAGTGTTTCTGGTCACCATATCGTAAACGATACTTTATGGCTGGTGTTTCTTATTTGGACTACCTTTCACTTTATAAGAACTTTACTTATTCGGAATTAGATTCATATCGATTAGATTCGATTGCTCAAAGAGAGTTGGGTAAGGGTAAGATTGAATACGATGGAAATTTGGATATCCTCTTCAGAGATGATATTGAAAAGTTCATTGAGTATAACTTGGTGGATGTGGAGTTGGTAGTTGAGTTTGACCAAAAACTTCAGTTCATTGATACCGCTAGAGGTATCTGTCACGCTGGGCATGTTCCTTATGAAGATTTCGTTTACTCTTCAAAGTATTTGGAGGGGGCTATGTTAACTTATCTAAAACGAAAAGGTATCGTAGCACCTAACAAACCTGCGGATAGACAAGAACGAATGCAGGCACTTAGGGATAACAATGAAGAGAAGTTCATTGGGGCATATGTAAAAGCACCTATTGTTGGAAAGTATGAATGGATTTATGATTTGGATTTAACATCTCTATATCCATCCATCATTATGAGTATCAACATCTCACCTGAAACCAAAGTTGGAAAGATTGAAGATTGGGATGCTCAGAAATTTATCAAAGGTGAGGTAGCTGAATATAGAGTTGGTGATAATTATATAACCAAAGATAACTTACAAAAGTTATTGGAGAAAAGTAAATACTCAATCGCTTCCAATGGTGTAATGTATAGAACCGATAAGCCAGGTTGTATTCCTGATATTTTGGACTTGTGGTTCTCACAAAGGGTTGAATTTAGAAAGTTGGAAAAGAAGTATGGAGATGAGGGAGATAAAGAAAAATACGCATTCTATAAGAAACGTCAGTTGGTTCAGAAGATTCTACTTAACTCTCTTTATGGTGTGCTTGGTCTTCCTGCCTTTAGGTTCTATGATGTTGATAATGCTACCGCTGTTACCACAACGGGACAGACGGTTATTAAGAGCACAGCTGATATGGCTAACATCAAATACAATAAGGAGCTTAATACTCCTAATGCTGACTCTAACATATACATTGATACTGATTCGGTATTTTTCTCCGCAGTTCCCCTTTTAGACCATCGTAAACCTAATTGGAAAAACGAAGAGCAAGATGTAATTGCTGGTTATGTGAATGAGATTGCTGGTGAAATGCAAGATTACCTAAATAATTTCTATGATATCTTAGGTAAGAAAGTATTCAACATTGATAAACACCGATTTGAGATTAAGAAGGAATTCGTATCCAAAGCTGGTATTTGGATTGCTAAGAAACGATACGCTCAATGGATTATTTCAGATAATGGTGTACCTGTTGATAAGTTGGATGTAAAAGGATTGGATGTTGTTCGTTCTTCATACCCAGCCGCATTCCGTAAGTTTATGGGTGAGGTTTTGATTGAAATCCTTAGAGGTGATACGGAAGAGCAACTTACCAATAAAGTATATGATTTCAAAAAAGATTTGGTAAATATGGATGTGGTAAAGATTGCTAAAGCTGGGGCAGTGAAAGAACTATCCAAATACCTACCAAAGAAAAAGGAACAAACTGCAATGTTCCAATTCAAAAGTGGAACTCCGGCTCACGTAAAAGCAGCAATTGCATACAACCAACTACTAACCCACTTTGGGTTGGATAAACAATATGAACCACTAAAAGATGGTGATAAGATTAAATGGGTGTATTTGAAACAAAATCCATATGGTTTGGATGGTGTAGCTATGAATGGTTACAATGACCCAAAGGAAATTATGGATTTGGTAACTACCTACATTGATTATGATAAAATCTTTGAAAGAGAACTCCTAAAGAAATTGGAAGATTTCTACGGAGCATTAAATTGGGGTGAAGTTTTATCCTCAACCAAAACGGCTGAAAAGTTTTTCGCATTTTAATTTGGTAATGTGAGAAATAATTCGTATATTTGTAAACAATTAAAAAATAAACACTAAAAGTAAATTATGGAAAAAGTAAAATTCGATGGTTTTATTAACCGCTACAACCTTGGTGGAGAGGTTGAATCGGTAATGATTAAATCTGATGATACAAACCTTTCGGTTCGTATGATTTCAGATGACAAAACTCTTTTGGGTGATGTTACAGTAACTGAATCTGAATTCCCAAATGGTGAGTTTGGTATCTACACTACATCTCAGTTGAAAGGGTTGTTGAGTGTATTGGATAATGGTATCTCAGTAGAGGAAGTAACCGGTGCACTTAAATTCTCAGATAAGGGAACTAAGATGCAGTATATGTTGGCAGCTCCTTCAGTTATTCCAGCAGTACCTGATTTGAAGGCACTTCCTCCTTTCAATGTGGATATTACATTGGATAATGAGTTTGTAAACAAATTCATCAAATCTAAGGGTGCTTTGGCTGATGCTGATACATTCACATTCACTTGTAAAGATGGTAAGGGAGAAATCATCTTAGGATATTCTTCAATCAACTCTAACCGCATTTCAATCACTGTTGATTGTAAGTGTGATGGTGATGTTCAACCAATCGCTTTCTCAGCAAAGTATTTGAAAGCAATTTTGATGGCTAACAAAGGTTCATCAACATCATCATTGAAAATCTCTTCACAGGGTTTGGCACATCTAAACTTTGTGGATGGTGAATACACATCACGATACTATTTAGTAGAAATAAAGTAGGAAAAAATTTTAGAATAACCAAGTTAAAGTAACATTATGAGTTTTTGGGATGTAGAAGAAACAAAGCCAGAATTCGTATTTGAAGAAGCTAAACAAAAGCTGATTGAGAATATGGATTACCTTATGACAATGAGTGTAGAAGAGCAAACCCTCTACAAAAAGTGGGTAGAATTGCAAGAAGATTCTATGCTCAGAGATAAATCCCAAATTGCCTCTTTGTACGATATCCAATGGAAACCAACTGATATCAATAATAAGGAACTAACCATCAAAGAAATTGAAGAGTTGGAACCTTATGTTGAAATCGTTGATGATGATGCTAGAGAATCTACAAAGTGGACATATCTTCGTAAGATGATTCACACAATGAGTTGGACAGCTAACCCTGGCCGAAATGTGAAAATCTTTATCAAAGATAGAAAGAGTGGTAAACTATTAGGTTTAGTATCACTCGCTTCAGATGTTACCGCAATGGCTGTTAGAGATAATTACATCGGATGGACTAAAGAAGATAAGTTCCAAAAGGGGAAGTTGAACTACACAACTATCGCTTCCACTATTGTTTGTACCCAACCATTAGGTTACAATTTCTTAGGTGGTAAGTTGACAGCAATGATGACTACTGTGCCTGAAGTACGAGAGTATTGGAAAAAGAAGTATGGGCAAACATTGATAGCTGTGGGAACAACTTCCCTATATGGAATTCATTCTCAGTATAATGGTATTCCTCACTTCAAAACTTTGGGAGAATCCGCTGGTAAGATTGCAATCAAACCTGATGATGAGTTCTATGACCCTTGGCACCAATGGTTGAAAGAGAACCGAGCTGAGTGGTACGAAACCGCAATCACAAATGAACGAATTCGAAATGGAGCGAATATGGGAACTGGTGAAGGTGCTAGTGGACCTGTAAGTGGTATCAAACAAAAGATTTTGGGACAAATTTTCAAAGAGTGTGGTATCAAAGCATCCGATTATCACCACGGATTCAAAAGAGGTGTTTATTTCGCTCAAATGTATGAGAACGGAAATGAATTCCTTTGTAGTAAAATTGAAGAATCAGAATTGGTGATGAAGAAGAAGTTCGCAGATGGTGTAGATTACATTAACAATTGGTGGAAAAGACAAGCAATCAAACGATACACCACCTTACACAATGAGGGTAGATTGAAACCTGAAGATTTATTCTACATTGATGGTATTGGAATGAGTTGGGAAGAATTTAAGCAAAAACGATTGTCTGAAGTAGGACGATAAAAAATAAAATATGGCATTTTTCGAAGAAACAAAAAACGAACAAGTAGATAATTCACTTTGGGTTGAGAAGTATCGCCCAACTGTATTGGAAAACTATGTAGGTAACGAACACCTTAAATCAAAGGTTGAAGGTTATTTAGAAACTGGTGATATTCCTCACCTACTTCTTTATGGTAGAGCTGGTACGGGTAAAACCACATTGGCTAAGTTGATTGTAAAATCATTGGATTGTGATTATATGGTAATCAACGCATCGGATGAGAACAATGTGGATACAGTCCGTAATAAAGTGAAAAACTTTGCATCTTCAATGGGATTCAAAAAGTATAAGATTATTATCTTAGATGAGTTTGATTATATGTCTCAGAATGCACAAGCGATTCTTCGTAACTTAATGGAAACTTTCTCACAACACTGTCGATTCATTTTGACTTGTAACTATGTGGAGAAAGTAATTGAACCAATCCAATCTCGTTGCCAAACTTTCCAAATTGTACCTCCAACTAAAAAGGATGTTGCAGTTCAAATCTCAAAGATTTTGGGAAGTGAAAGTATTAAGTATGAACCAAAAGATTTAGTTCCTATTATTGATGCTGGTTATCCTGATATTCGTAAGATTATCAATACTTGCCAAATGAACTCAATCAAAGGTGAGTTGAAAGTAGATACTCAGAATCTTTTGGAAAACGATTACAAAATGAAAGTTTTGGATATCCTCAAATCAAATGATGATAAACGAAACAAATATATGAATATGAGACAAACAATTATTGATAGTAGGGTTACTGACTTTACTGAATTGTTTACTCTCTTATATGATAAAGTTGATGAGTTCGCTCCAGCAAATACCGCAAATGTGATTATCGCATTATCGGAAGGGCAGACAAGACATTTCCATTCTATTGATAAGGAAATTCCAATGGCAGCAACTCTAATAGAAATCTTAAATTTAATCTAAAATGGCAAAAATAGTAGGAATGAATGGTGGTGGTAAACCACAAAAACCATCCAACGAATCAGCACAAATGGGACAACCTCAAATTGATTTGGGTAAATCTAAACCATTGGTATGTGAACATTGTGGTTACGATACTTTCGTAACTGGTGGTAAGTTCCGTAGAATCTCAAAACTCCTAACAGGTACAGCGCAGGATGTTATCGTTCCAATCGATGTATTCCTTTGTGGTAATTGTGGAGAGATTTCACAAGAACTTATGGCACCTGAGTTGAAAGCATTAGAACAATTAGATAAACAACGAGCAGAAGAAAAAGAATAATGGCTGCTACCCTCTTCGACCATATCACACAAATAACCAATGTTCAAAACGCAAAGTATTGGGATACATTGGATGAATCGGATAAGAAAACATTTTCCAACTATATGGTTCTTCGTTTCTTATCTATGAAATATGAATGGGTAGAAACCATTGCAACAGTCCAACCATATCTGCAAGAGGTTCCACCTAAAGCAATGTATTTGGCTCTAATTGATTTACTTCCAAAGGGTAGACACTTTATGAAGTATATGAAGCCAAAAACTGCTGATAAGTATGAAAGTTGGTTAGTGGAGTTGGTAGCAAAGCATTATATGGTATCTAAATCAGAAGCTGAGGATTATCTAAAGATTCTATACCTAACTAAGGATGGTAGGGAACGAATCATTCAGTTATCAGAAGATTACGGAACTGACCCAAAGGTAATTAAAAAACTAAAATTAAAGGTATAACAATATCAAATTTTTTATAAAAAAGTTGGGATTTCATTTGGATTTCTCAACTTTTTTTTGTATATTCATAGTGTAATTGATTTGATATGACAAACTCTGAGTTAAAGAAGTTATTAAAAGAAAAATTAAAAGATTTTCAACTATCCGAATCATATGGGCATAGAGCTGTTGGCGATAAGTTGGAAGCTGATACTGTTGATATCTTAAAGGAGATTTTACCTAAAAATTTAGTAGAAGCTAAAAGTAAAAGAAGTATTGATGATTTTACTTTGGTATTTGATGGTAATATCAATTTATTTGATACCAAATCTCACTTTGTGCAAGAAACCGATGGATTCTCAATGCCAAACCTAATTTCGGTTAAACGATTAAAAGATGTGTTAGAAGATGATTCAAAAACTCTTTCTTATGTATTTATTGATTACAAAAGAGAAAATGGGAATGTATTGATTGAAGATATTCATATTAAATACATTTGGGAGTTAGATTGGTCAATTCTTTCAATTGGAGCATTAGGTAAAGGACAACTTCAGATTAAAGATGCTAACAAAGAATTGATTTTTACCGATATGGGTAAAGATGCTTGGTTTGAGATTCTAAAAACAAAAGTTATGGAGTTTTATACCAAACAAATTATAAAAATCGAAAAAGAAATGAAATTGTGGGAATAATATTTCCTCGGTTTGGTAAATCCAATCTTTTTTCGTATATTTGTATAACAAAAGTAAAGTTATGGCTAAAGTAAGTTTTTCCCAATATTCAATGTACTCAACTTGTCCTCGTCAGTATAAGTTGGCATATATCGATAGGTTGGGTGAATCATCCGCCAACATTCATACAATCTTTGGCACTTCCATTCACGAAACAATCCAACATTTCCTTTCGGTGATGTATGGTGTTTCTAAGAAACAAGCAATGGAAATCGATACCGATAAATTATTGTTGGACTGGATGCGAAAAGAATATACCAAAGAAACTGAAAAGTTGACAGAAGGTACAATTTGTACTCAGTTGGAATTGGAAGAGTTCTATGGTGATGGTAGACGGATTTTGGAGTGGTTTAAGAAACACATTGATAAATTCTACACAAAGACTGGATTTGAGTTGGTAGGTATTGAGATTCCTCTTAATGCTAAAATCAAAGAAGGTGTTCACTTCATTGGATTTGTGGATATTGTGATGAAAGATTTATCAGATAACTCTATTATCATCATTGACTTAAAAACATCAACACGGGGTTGGAACAAATACCAAAAAGCGGATAAGTTTAAGAACGCTCAAATCGTTCTTTACAAAAAATACTACTCAGAACTATTCAATGTTCCATTGGATAAAATCAAAGTGGAGTATCAGATTATGCGTAGAAAGTTATTTGATGAAGCTCCTTTCCCAATTCCACATATGTCAAAACACATCCCTGCAAATGGTAAACCAACTGTAAACAAAGTTTATAGTGAGTTTATGAGTTTTGTAGATGAGGTTTTTGATGATGAAGGTAAGTTTAGGGATATCGAATACCCCAAAACGCCGGGTGATGGTAAAAAGAATTGTAAATTTTGTGAATTCCTTCATAGAGGGATTTGTGATGGGAAACCATAACAAAAAATAAATATCTATATACTTATATATAAAGATATAATTTATATATTATGGATGTAGAAACTAAATTAACTACGGTTAAAATATTAAAAGGGGTGTATTCCAACTTCAAAAGAGTTTCTTTTGAATCTGATGTAACACTTCAAAAATTAGTAAATAGAACAGTTGAAAGGTATGTAACTGATGAAGAATTTAGACAGGAAATGAATGAATACCTAAAGTTACAAGTCAGCGGTTCTCAATTTTAAGATAAAAAGTTATTTCAATAAGTTATGAGTAAAAAGAAAAAAATCCTATTACTTTCTGATGATTTACGAATGGCGAGTGGTATCGCTACTATGAGTAAAGCATTGGTTATGGGTACTGTTCATAAATACGACTGGTTCCAAGTTGGAGCAGCTATCAATCACCCTGAAAAGGGAAAAATCTTAGATGTATCCGCTGATGTAGGACGCCAAACTGGTGTAGAAGATGCTAGTGTAAAGATTCTACCTTGGACTGGTTATGGTGACCAAGGTTTGATTCGTCAATTGATAAATTCAGAACAACCTGATGCTATCCTTCACTTTACTGACCCACGTTATTGGATTTGGTTATATGAGATGGAGCATGAAATCAGACAAAACATTCCAATCCTTTTTTACGCAATTTGGGATGATTTGCCAGACCCACTTTACAACCGAAACTATTATGAGAGTTGTGATTGGATTGGATGTATTTCTCGTCAAACTTATGGTATTGTTTCCCGTTTAACCTCATTGACGGACAAACCAACTTGGAAACCTCATTCAGATTGGCAGGTATCCTATGTACCACATGGTATCAATCCAAACGAATATCAGCCAACCGATGTACCTATGGAATTCCGTTCTGAAGTTTTAGGTGGTAAAGAATTCGATTTTATTTTCTATTGGTCAAATCGTAACATTCGTAGAAAACAACCAGCGGATGTGATTATGGCATTTAATCAATTTTGTGATAGAATTGGTGAAGAGAAAGCATCTAAAGTTTGTTTATTGATGCACACTCAACCAATCGATGATAATGGTACAAACCTATTAGAAGTACACAAAACATTAGCACCCAATACAAATGTAATTTTCTCAGATAAACGAAGAAGTACAGCTGAGTTGAATTACCTTTACAATATGGCTGATACAACAATCAACATTGCTGGTAACGAAGGATTTGGTTTAACTACTGCAGAATCAGTAATGGCTGGAACTCCAATCATCGTAAATGTAACTGGTGGATTACAAGACCAATGCGGTTTCCGTAAAGATGGTAAATTGCTAACCGCTGAAGATTACATTGAGATTGGTTCACTTCACAATTGGAGAGACTGGGAAGGTAAAGTAACACATGGTGAGTGGGTTAGGCCTGTATGGAGTAGAGCACAAACTATGGCTGGTTCAGTTCCAACTCCTTATATTTGGGATGATAAAGTAGATATCTATGATTTAGCAACCGCTATGGAAGAGATGTACAACACTCCAAAAGAAGATAGAACAAAAGCTGGTTTAGTTGGTAGAGAAATGTTTATGGGTGAGATGGGATTGGTAAACACAAATATGTGCCAAACTCTTATCGATGGAATTGAAACTACCTTTGAAAATTGGAAACCAAGAAAATCATACGAATTATTTAAGATAAATTAATTATGGGAACTAAAATAATCAGAGAGCAATATGGTAATCCATCTCCAAAAAACTTTTTGGAAATATCCGAAATGTATTTTGAGTATTTGAATGAAAAGAATCTAATGAAATTGGAAGAACTTTATTCAAAAGATATAGAACTATACGATTGGAACGATATGTGGCATGGTAGACAAAATGTATTGGATATGAACGAAGGTCTATTTGATTCTGGTTTAGAGTTTGTATTAAACGAATCTAAGCAAATTGGAAATCGTACTTACAATCATATTGTAATTCACACAAATAAAGAAACTATAAAAGTATTAGATGTAATCTATTGGAACGAAGA